AATTTGTCAATCAAGAAAAGGCACAGAGCAAGAAATTAAGCGCAGGCATTGACTATATGCGCTTTGCAAAAAACGGCGATATCACTATAACGCCCGGAAACGTTACGGATTTTCGATACGTCAAAGACTATATTACAGAACAATGCGCGAAATATGACATTCGTTCAATAGGCTATGACCCACGATTTAGCACGTATATAGTTAGCGAATTGATACAAGACGACATTGAAATGCACCCAATGGCGCAGAATATTACCACCATGAACGGCCCCACGAAAGAATTTGAAATGCAGATGATGAAAAGCAACATTATCCACGGAGGTAACGAGGTACTGCGCTGGCAAATGGGCTGCGCGGTCGTTTATACCGACGTCAACGAAAACAAGCGCGTGACGAAAGAAAAGCACGAAAGCAAAAAGGTTGACGGCGTTATTGCGTCCATCATTGCAATGAATGAATACGGACACCACAAAACGAACGGCGCAAACGATACCATTTTCGACATAATTTCCCTTTCGTAAATTGCGACCAATATGGCAACACTACGCGACAGAATCAACGCGCTTTTTCGGTATCGAGTCGGCAAATACGACAGCCAAGCAATACCGAATGAACTAGGTATATACGGGCAAACTATTTCGGGGGCAAATATTAACGAAACCACGGCGCTTACTATTGCCACCGTTTACGCTTGCACCTACAAAATCGCTTCCACCGTGGCCAGTTTGGGGCTTGATATATACGAAAAGCAAGGCCGCGAAATAGACGTTGCCAATTTGCACCCTGCGCACGATGTTATCAAATACAAGCCAAACGAGTACCAGACGGCGTATGAATTTTGGGAGACAATAGTAAGCAATGCCGTATTAAATGGCGTAGGTTATGCACTTATTGACCGCGATACGCGCGGATATGTTACCAGCCTGATATGCTTAGACTTTTACGACGTAGACCGCAAAAACGTGAATGGGCAGTTAGTGTATAGCGTGCGCAACGTGGGCATAGTTCAGCCTGAGAATATGCTAGAAATTTGCAACCTACAAAGGAAATCACCAATTCGTTTGCATCGCGAAAATCTAGGTTTAGCGAAATCGGCGGAAAATTTCGGCGCTGAATATTTCGGTAGTAACGGCCAGATGACCGGTATTTTATCAAGTGACCAGCCTTTGAAAAAAGAGCAGATGGACATGATACAGGGCAGCTGGAACAAATCGCAAAACCAAGCCGGCACGAAATTGCTACCGTTTGGCTTTAAATATTCGCGCATCAGCATCAGCCCGGACGAGGCGCAATTTATCGAAACGCGTAAATTCCAAGCCGAAGAAATTTGCCGCATTTTTAGCGTGCCGCCTACGTTGGTACAGCTCGAAAGCCAAACGACATATAACAACGTCGAGCAGCAAAATCTTCAGTTTGCGCGGCACACGATTAGCCCGTGGACGAAGCGCATCGAACAAGAAATTGACCGCAAGTTGATACAATCGCGGGAGCGCCCACAGATTTACAGCCACTTCAATTTAAACGATTTGTACCGTGGCGATATGCAAAGCCGCGCGGATTTTTATACCAAGATGTTAAATAACGGCGTGTTAAGTATTAACGAAGTACGCGAAAAGGAAGGCATGAACGATACCGATGGCGGAAATACGCACACGGTTCAAATAAATTCGATTGCTTTGGATAGGCTTGGCGCGTATTCAGATAAAATATCAGAAACAGAAAGTAATGGAGAATAAAGAAGATAAGCGCACGGAAGAACTGCGCAACCAATACGGCGAAAACGTCGAATTAAGAACGGCAGAAGTTCGAGCCGCTGGCGATGACTCGCTAGTAGTGGAAGGCTATGCCAGCAATTTTGACGTTGAATATGATTTAGGATATTTCAAAGAGTCTGTAGCACGCGGCGCGTTTGACGACGTTATGCAGGACGATGTGAGATTCTTGCTAAACCATACCGGCGCACCACTAGCACGAACGACGAACGGCACGCTAGAATTGAGCCTTGACGAAACTGGTTTGAAGTACAGGGCCGCACTTGCTGACACGCAAGACGGGCGCGACCTTTACAAGCTGATTAAGCGCGGCGACATTACGCAAAGTTCGTTTGCCTTTACCATTGACAACGACGAATGGAGCGAAGACCGCAGCACGCGAACGATTACAAAAATCGGGCGTTTGCTCGATACCTCAGCAGTAACCTACCCAGCATCACCAAGTACAACGGTAGCAGCGCGAAACATGGCAGCGGCGGCGCAGGAAGCGGAGGAATTGAAAAGCGAACAGGTAGCAGCAGAACCAGAAACGGAGGAGCGCGCAGAACCTGAAAATATAAAAACCGAAGAGCGTAACTTTACGCCACAACCACGAAATAATTTTTCAAATATGACTTTAAACGATTTAAAAGGCCAGCGTTCTGCGCATTACGAGGAATTCGTAGCAGTAGGCCAAAAAGCGGACTCAGAAGGCCGCGTATTAACTGAAGCAGAGCAAGAGCGATGCGACAAGCTCGACAACCTTATCCAAGATTTGGATGTAAAGATTAAGCACAAAACGCGTGAACAGGAAATGGTCGCACGCATGGCGCAAACAGGAAGCGCAGGCGCATCAGAGCAGCGCGAAGTTGAGCGCGTAAACGGTTCTTTTTCCCTAAGCCGTGCGGTAGCTGCCGTTGCAAACGGTCGAAACTTGGAAGGTGCAGAAGCAGAATGGGCAAGTGAGGCAAGCAAAGAAGCACGCTCACAGGGCTTGCAGATGGCTGGACAGATTGCAATTCCTTCAATCGCTTTGCGTACTGCTGACGACTTCCAAGCGGGTGCAGGCGAAGCCGGTGCGGGATTTGTTCCAACTGTGGTACCTGCTGCAATCGAAGCATTGCGAGCGCCTACGGTACTCGAAGGATTGGGCACAACTGTAATTCGAAACGCTACCGGTAACTTGCAATTCCCACGGGTAAGCACAAAAGCAACTGGAACAGGAGAAACAGAAGTTTCAGCCGATGCAGATTCTGGCTTGGACATGGACCAGCTCACTCTCAATCCGCAGCGAGTTGCAGCGAAGACCAAGTATTCAAAACAACTCATTTTGCAGGGAGGTTCGGAAATCGATTCTTTAATCGCAAACGAGTTGGCCGCCGCTATGAATGCTTACGTTGATGACTTCGGTTTTGATACTATCATGGCGTCAACTGCCGTTAATCAAGTGGTAACAGCTGATGATGTTTTGGATGCAGCTATTGTAAACGCAATGGAGACGGCGGTACTTGCAGACGGTGGAAACCTTGCAACTTCAGCTTACGTTATGAGTCCAAAGGCTTACGAGCTTTCTAAGGCTTTAGCGCAGGTTAGCGCGGTCAATGCTTTGTGGGAAAATGGCCAATTTAATATGTATCGAGCCGTAGCCACACCATACTTGGTAAACTCTGTGCTTGATGCAGCTGTAGGCGGTTCTACAGTTGGCGGAAATATGATTTTCGGAAACTTTGCACAGGGCGGAATCTTGGCTTACTTCGGTGGCATCGATTTGCTTGTTGACCCGTACAGCGACGCAGGCACGGCGCAGATTGCTTTGCACGTTAACCGATTCTTCGACTTCGATTTGCGACAACCGCAAGCGTTGGCAACAGCTACGAAGTTGAGCGCATAATTTGTTCGAGTATAGTTTAACAAGAAAGGGGGGCTTCGGTCCCTCTTTTTTTATGCCCTGAAACCCCAGTAAATACAGGGAAAACTAAAAAAAGATGAAAATAATTACGAAAAAAGTTGCGTAGAAAGGAATGGTTACCGTATCTTTGAGACATCAAACGAAACAAACAGCCATGAACAACTTTACAATCACCCGCAACAACATCGGAATCTACACCATCACCCTCGTAGATTATGACCTTGAGTTTACAGTAGAGAATCTAACCCCCTACAAAATCGAAGGCCTCAAGGGATGGGAGGTTGGATGTCGAAGCGAGCGCGGCGAGGACATCACCAATATGTACACCGACACTCTCCGCAGCGCTAAGTGCGCACTGAAGTACTTTACCCCTGAGGACTACGGAATCGAAAAAAAAGTTGACTAAAAGTTGACTTCTTCACTAACCTCTAATGAGCAACGAACCCGAATGGTTTCAAGCGGTACTTGACCGCACCGACCAAACCGAATCCTTCCTCTTGAATTAAACAGCCCCTCCGGGGGCTTTTTTTTTAGCCGTATTTTAGCGACATGATGACCGTAGAAATAACAGGCACGCCCGACCTGAATAGCATTATTACCGTGGCACAGCTTAAAGA